ATACCCCGGAAACAGCAGGGGTATCAAAACCCGAAAAACCCTGTGATACCAAGCATTTGAGAAGAAATACAAGACTTATATGGAGTTATAAAAAGATGATAAAAGTACTATTTATATGCCACGGCAGAAGTCGGGGGTAAGATTTACTATCCGCTGAACTGGGGCATTATGTTTCAACATTTTGCAGTTACACATAGACATTACTACTGTTTTACTACTAACGATGAAAGGAATAAGAGAGGGTGTAATTCTTCTGAAATAAGTCAATAAAGGACAAAAATAATCCCCGGCACTGCCATCAAGTTTTTAACCTGATAGTAGTGTCGGGGGATTCTCTTTGGTTTTTATTGTACGGCAAGACCAGTTTTCTTTGAAAATTCCTCAACTGTCATTTTTTCCTGTTCCGCCGCCTGCATTATCGTTATAATCCCTTTTTTGACTAATTCAGCAAGAACAGCAAGCCTACCTTCTGCTCTACCTTTTGCTTCGCCTTCCATCAGTATCTTATCGTAAATCTCACACATTGTAATCTCTCCCTTCTTGTCAACTGTTATAGCATTGTACTCATTTCTGAAACGCTCGTCGTCAGAGAATACGCTTATCATATCAAGTGTTTCTTCCGGATATTCCAATACCTGATTCGTTGGATGGTATTCTATACCGTTGTTCAGTGCATAGAAAAATTCTGCGATCAAACGAAAATCAGACTTGAATTTTTGTATTTGTTCCGGCTGCATATCCTTGATGGAATAAAAATTCATCTTGTAATCATTTACAAAGGGCAGCAGAGCATCGGGAATATTCAGACAGGAATGGAGATTCTTGCCGTAAGTCCATTCTCTTTTTCCAAAATAAATAACCAATGTGATGACCGGGTAACAAGTCTTATCTGTCTTTTCCTGAGCAGCTGTATACTGGCTTCGATAAACAGAGCCGTCATAATTGATCACTCTCAGAGGCATCAGCTTGTCCGGGTCAACCTGATTCTCAATTCCGATAAAGGCTAAATTAATATGTGTATTATGCCAGAACTTTGATACATCCCGCTGCTGACTTCTGATCTCTCCACTGACTTTATACTGTGATTCTTTGTCCGCAGGCGACAATTCATCAGCACTTATAACGCTTTCGCCATTAAAAAGCAGAACATTCAGAATATCAGCAAATACCGGCTCGTGTGATTCCAGTGTTTTTGTTGCAGTATCTTTTTCTCCCATGGGAAACACCCCTTTAATTCTATACTTTCCCACTTAAATTATACCATACAGGATAAAAAAATCAAGCTATTTTGCACCCTCTGTTTTCAAAAAGTAGTAGGAAAGAATAGTATCTATTTTTTACATATATTCCTCAATCTCAAAGTCGTTCATGTGTCCGTCAAGGAAATACTCCCATTCCTCATAGTTTCTGAATTTATGCTCCTGCTCACGGAATGCCTTGTTGTGACGGTAATAATCTCTGTGCAGAAGTTCATGATAGATAATATATTTCACGACCTCTCTCGGAACATCCTTTGAATTGAGAACGCTGTTGATGACAATATGGTTGTCCCTGTAATAATAGCAGCCGTAGAATGTTTTATATGCCTTTGTTGTCCATTCGATTGACGAAATGCCCTCATATTCGCCGCCGAACATTTCATCCTTGACCTCCTGCACAAGTTCATCGAGATCATAATAAGGCTCTCGGCTGAATGGTATTTTCTCATCCGGCAGTTCTTCGATCCTTTCGCCATATCTGACTTTCTTGCCCTTATAGACCTGAGCCTCAGCTACCTTCATTGCATAATTTTCTCTTGTACCGTATAATTCCTGAGCAATCGGGTAGCGGTCATATATCTTATAAGCATAGCTTTCAAAATCTCCGCCGGATTCTTTGAGCGCCTCTGCAACATGATAAGGATCAACCTTCTTTCTGTCGGTAATACAGTTGAGATAGGGTATAGTTTCAAAAATCCTGAGATTTTCGATAAAAAGGGAGATACTGTATTCATCAGGCCGCAGACAAAAATCCGAAAAATACTTTCTGATCAGTTCGGGTATGTTTATGTTTTCTTCGGAACATATAGCTTTACGGTCTGAGATCAGGTTCTTGTATCCGGTGAGCTGATCTGCAAAAACGAGAAGAATATAATCATCGCCGTTTTCATCGGCAAGTGTATACCACCCTGACGGAACAGCTGTAGAGGTATTGTAAGAGGAGTTTTCGACCTCGAAGGCTTTATATACCTCTTTGCAAAGCTCCCAGGAATAATAGATATACGGATTTATTTCGCCCTTGTTTTCTTCCCTTTCCTCGTATTCTCCTTCAATGATCCATTCGGGATTAAGCCACTTATTGAATACCTCCCACTTGTCATTGAAATCGACAATGTTTACCTTCTCAGTGCCTCCTGCCTTGCGGCCTCTCATTCCTCTGCCTATCATCTGCATCAGCAGACCTTCGCTTTGGGTAGGTCTTGTCAGGAATACCGTATCTATATCAGGAACATCACTGCCCTCCGTCATAATGTTTACATTTATCAGAACATCAAAAAGCCCCTGTTTGAATTTTTCAATGGTCACGCTGTTGTCATCCTTTCCGGAATATACACAGCTGCATCTGACCCTGTGTTTTTTCAGCTCATCCATAAGCAGACGGCAATGAAGAACATTCAGTGCAAATATCAGTGTCTTACCGTAAGCGTCAGCGTTTTTCAGGTAGTCTTCCAGAATAACCTTGTTTCTTCCGGCACATTGCGCGATTTTACCTATAAGTGATTCCGGCAGTTCTCCGAATCTGCGGATGTTTTTAGCTTCATCCTCGGATATCATCGGTTCAAGCTCCTCGTTGGTTTCTACACGCTTGAATACCGGGTCTGCAAGAATACCGTTTGCAATCAGTTTTCCAAGTGAAATTTCATAGATGATATTATTATCAAACAGTTTCAGCAGTTCTGCACTTGCGCCTTCACTGCTCCTGACCGGAGTAGCCGTTATTCCGAGAAGCTTTGCGTCCGGGCGATATTTGAACAGATATTTCAGTGTTTCTCTGTATGAACGGGCAAATGTATGGTGAGCCTCGTCAATCACGATAAACAGCTTCGGGGAGGTAATGCGTCTTAGATGATTGTGATTCCTGCATAGGGACTGAATACTTCCGATAATGATATTGTCCTTTTTGGCGATAGCCCTTATACTCTGGTGCTCGCCTGAAATACAGCTTATCCTGTAGTTTTTTATATCCGGGTCGCTGAGCTTTGACAGTCCTGCAAATCTGTAAAAGCACTCCGCCGCCTGATCTATCAGCATATGTCTGTGAACGATCCACAATACCTGATACCCAAGGCTTATCATTTCTCTGATGAGAAAATACGATGCAGTCCTGCTTTTGCCGCTTCCTGTGGGCATGATAAGCATACCCTTTTTATTATCCTTCTTTACAAAATGCTCAGTGAGTGCGGAAACGGCATCCTTCTGGTAGTCGTAGAGGGGTATATCCTCAGATGGAGTTTTAGCCATATCAAGCTTTATTGTATATCTGAATTTTGAGCTTTGAGTTATCATAACATCACAGCCGCCTGTTTTCAGAAGTGCATTTATATAGGCACTGATAAGGCTGACAGTCAGCGGCTTTGATCTCAAAGTATAAAGTGCATTTATACTGTCGTACATTTTGATTCCGACTGTACTGCATACCTCCTTAAATGTGTCAGGATAATTATGAAACATGTTTTCCTCGATCACATTTCTGTATCTGACAACAAAGCTCCTGTCGGGATAATCGCATATAAGGTTCATAGAGCAGACAAGATCTTCCTTTTCCTCTGTAGGAAAAATCGGTCTGACATTTTCAGGTGTTTCCGGGGAATAGATAATCTTCTTAAGAAAACTATTATCAAAGTTTTCCCATGTAAAAGCAGCCATTATTCCACCTCCTCGTCAATAAGATCATTTCCGTTGTAGCTTTCGATCTGGTCAATCATTGTTTCAAGGAATTCTGCAAGTGCTTCGTTTCCCTCACTGCCCTTTGCATACCAGATGTTTGACCTGCCGAATCCGAAATCCTTTCCCTTTTTGCCGCCGTGCGGAACATACCATTTAGTCTTGCGTCTTTCTTCTTCGGGAAGAAGGATGCAGTCCCGTCTGTCGGCTACAAAATTGAAATACTGTTCGTAGCCGTCATCAAACTGCAAGACCTGACCAAATCTGTATACAGTAGCATTTCTGTACCATCCGACAACTCTTGTGCTTCTGTGGTCATTTTCCTTTGCGCACCATACCACTATAACATCATTGATTACATCTTCCTTCTTTGCACCTGCACAACCGATTATGTTTTCAATATGAAGCTCCACTGTCTGGGGCGGTGGCATAACATAGCCGAACATCAGATCTCCGTCAGAAAAGGATACGGGTTCAAAATTATAACACTCTCCGCCGTCGTTGTTTTCGGTTACATACTTCCCGCCGTTTACAGGCTCGTCGATGTCCTTAATGACACCTCTGTAGTATTTCATATATGCGATATTACAAAAGATTATGGGTTTCATAATGCTTCCTCCTCGTTGTTATATTTCAGGAAAATAACCATATCATCTGCCGGCATCTGATGTGTTTGTTATTTCCTTGTGACTATATCATAACAATCAGGAGAAAAAAATTCCAGGAAATCTTTTCCCCAAGTTAAAACGGCATAAAATCAGAAAAATATTATCTTATCGCAGGCTGATCTTCTTATGCACATACTTTTCATATTCATCAATAAAGCTATAGATATTATCCTTACCAAGTGCATGAAGAAAAATAAAGTCCCCGATATTGTTTTCCGTAAGCTCTCCATCCTCTGAAAGCAAAAACAGATCCTCGGCCTGCGGGAGAGTAAGCTCCAGACCGATGCAGAATTTATACAGCACCGTCCTTGTTGCTCTGATCCTTCCGCTTATTATCTTTTTGAAGGTATCGCCGCTTTGCTGACAAAGATCTACCAGCTCCTCATAAGTCCTGTTCCGGCTGTAATTATGCTCCTTTTCAAAGATAAGCAGATATTCATTTATTTTCGAAGCAAGCTTTCTGCGGTTTTCATCAAAGCCTCTCATCTGACTATCTGTTACCAGAAAAGAATGCTCTGGGCTTTGAAAATCTACTGTAAATACTCTGTTTTTTATTTCCTGTTCAGTTACCATGCATAACACCTCTTTATTTACATTTTATCACAAATCACAGTAGACTGTAAACAGAGGTTGATATCATTCAGATATTTTATCCAAATATTCTTCAATTCCTAACCACTCCAACGCAGCCCTTGTATCCCGGATAATCCACCGCAAAAATCCATCTACAGCCTGATCTACGGTCATGTCATTTTCTTCAAGTATCTGTAAGAGTTTGTCCTTTTCCTCCTGAGATAAAGTAACGCATATTGTTTCCATAATAACTGCCTCCTTGTATGTAATTCGGATATCCATCCGAATTATAGCATAGGATTTTTCATTTGTCATTTAACTGCTGATTCAATAAAAATCATGACCGACTATCTGAAAAACGGCTTGTTTTCAGCCTTTTTCAGATGCCGGTCTTTTTTTATGTTTTACTCTTTTTCCGGAAATGCGATGACCATGCGGAAAACTCATTAAATCAGCAGTTCAACGATTTCGGGGTTTTTTGGCCGTTTTTTGGCTGTTCATAAAAATTTTACAAATCACACCTATATCAGAGAGGCAATACAACGACTCCGAGCAGCTCCCAGTATGATTTTCGGAGCTCATCAGACTCCTGCATTTTGCTGCTGCACCACTTTATTATTTCCATAACTCTCTCGTCAGAAAGAGTCTCTGTTGTCAGGACAAGCAGTTCATCGACCGGAACATGGAGCATACAGGCAAGAGTGTAAAGATGGTCAACAGTCGGCAGAGCCGCCCCGCTGAACCAGCGGTATACTGACTGCGGCGATCTTAAATTCAGTTCTTTCTGTATATCTGCAATGGTTATATTCTTCTCAGCAAATAGTTCTTTCATATGCGCTCCCGTCTTTTTCATATCAACTACATAATTCATATATGACACTCCCCGGATGAATTGGTGGTGATATGTTAGCATTCCTATGGCAGGAAAACAAGAGGTATCATACACAAATCATTTACGAATTGTTTGTTGAGTCGTTGTATTGATGATTACATTCAATCAGTGGTACAATCGTACCTGATAATTTCGATCAGCAGTTTAACGGGGTGACGATAATGAAAAGTCCGATGGGAAAAGAAGCTGAAATTCTGCGAAACAAAAGGTTAGAATCAGGCTTGTCGCAGATGGAGGTGGCTGTAAGTGCCGGACTTGTTTTACAGCAGTACCAGAGATTTGAATACGGCTATCAGAAGCTCTCAAATGCCAATATGATAACAGCACTGCGAATATGTGCGGTGCTCCGGCTTGACCCTTATGAATTTGTTACGGATATAGAGAATTTGTCAGAAAGTGACAACTGAACCGCCAGATATTCTACATTCCTGTACATCGTATGTAATGTTGCTGACATCCAATTATTACGGTAATATAGCCATAGGCGGATGGTCTGCCAGAAACACATATTGAAGGAGTGAGAAAATTGAATGACAGGTTTATAGGGCGTGACGGCTATGGATGATATACGAATAAACGCTGAAAAAAGAGCCGCAAATCCAAGTACGGTACCTGCCGGAGCAGCCTTTGAAACGGAAAGACAAAAGCAGAAGGCGGCACTTGTCAGACAGCTTGACGAGCTTGACCCAAGCAGGGTACGAAAGATATCGGCATATTCGGAAACATCGGAAGTCAACAGAGAGCTTCGTGTTGCAGCGTATTGCCGTGTATCCACCGATGATATAGACCAGGCAATTTCCATTAGCCTGCAAATGCGGCAGTATAAAGAAAAAATACAGGCAAACCCCAACTGGAAATATGCCGGTACTTATGTTGACAACGGTTTCAGCGGAACAAATACAGCCCACAGACCGGGCTTTCTGAAGCTGATAGAGGACGCAAGAGCAGGAAAATTTGATATGATAATAACAAAGGCAGTATCCCGATTCGCCAGAAACCTGCTTGACTGTATCGGATATATTGAGGAACTGAAAAATCTTGATCCCCCTGTCAGGGTGTTTTTTGAACAAGAAAATCTTGATACAGGATTACAGACAAGCGGCATTATCCTTTTTGTTCTTGCAATGGTAGCTGAAGAAGAAAGCCATATGAAAAGCGAAGCTATGCTTTTATCCCTTGAATGGAGATTCAGCCGTGGACGCTTTATGACACCTGCTCTTTTCGGGTACGACAAGGTCGAGATAAAGGATGAATACGGCGGCAAGCGGAAGATCCTACAAATCAATCAGCCACAGGCACAGGTAGTGAAATGGATGTACGCAACACTTCTGAACGGAGGCACTCCCGATGAGATTGCCGCACGGCTGACGGAGCTTCAGATACCGACGGGCGGCAGAAAACATCGTGACGGCTCAATAAATACCGAGTGGACTGCTCCCGGAGTGGTTGTACTTATGCGGAACGAGCGTTACTGCGGAGATGTGCTTGCAAGAAAAACATACACCCCGAATTTCAAGGATCATAAATCAAAGAAAAACAACGGAAAGAAAAACAAATACTTCCAACCCGATCATCACGATGCCATCGTAACAAGGGCAATATGGAACGCTGCTCAGAGAATTTTAAACAGCAGGCGTTTCGGACACGAAGGTGAGTACCTTCCAATGAGAGTAATAGACCGAGGTGTCTTGACCGGGTTTATTTCAATGAACCGTTCATGGGCAGGATTTGAAGCTGACGACTATTTTCGAGTATCTCAGATAGCAATGGGAATTCTTGATGATGACCTTGAATCCGATCTTGAAAATGAATATATCCCGGACGGCGGTCATCGTCTGGGAGGAATGATCGATGATCACGGCATATCAAGAATTGCCCGTGAACTGACAGAAGCAGAACAGCAGATCAAGGACGAGCTTGAAGGAAAGGATAGTGATAACAGCACTCTTGATGAACAGGCACAGATGGTTAAGACATATCAGGTGGTAAGCGGAGATATGTTCAGCAAGGTGCTTGAACCTGTGTTTTACATAAAAACACAAAGCATTCATTTCAATCAGTCCTGCCGCAAAAAGCTTGATGCAAAATATGTGGAAATGCTTTTTAATCCTGTTGAACGTATGATAATCGTCAGAGCCTGTGATGATACTGATCCTAATGCTTTTCCGTGGGATGGTAAATCAAAGGGTGCAAGCTCTTTGTGCCGGATACTGTATGATAGTCTTGGGTGGGATAAGGAATATAACTACAGCGTTCCCTGTCAGGAACTGCCCATAATGATGAGTGACAGCACTGTAAAAAAGGTTTTGGTTTTTGATCTTGACAATTATATCGGCAAAGCAATTCACAAAAAGGACGAGATAATAATTCCGAAAAAACCACAGCCGGAAGAAGTGGAAAACAGTGACGACTCAAAGAGCTTTTACTTTCCTCCCGATGCAGGAGATGAGCCGCAGGAGCTTATGGAGCTTGCGGAGCAGGTACAGCAGGAGCTGGAACTTAACAAGAGAATATTCGGCACTCCGGCTTTTAAACACACATCTGCTTTCAGGAATATTGACACAGAAGGCACAGGAGAGGAATGGTTCATTCCTGCCCGACCGATAGATAAGGATCATAAGATTTCGGATGATATTATCGACAGTCTGATGACTGCGATAAAAGAAAATCCGCCTGAACCGCCGGGAAATAAAAACGGCAGCGATCAGACGGTCATTAATGTTTCAGGCAATGATACGGAGGTGGAATAAATGTCGAGAGACCCTTCAAAAAGCCGACCGTTATCCGACAATGTAAAGCGTATGATGTGGCTTGAAAGAGCGTCACCACGCAGCAGCGATGTATACAGTGCAAAGCGTGAATTTACTGAAAACGACCGATTATTTTGTCACAAACAAGGATTGCTTTTTATGGAAGCGGCTGCTATGGGACTGAGAATGGAGGATTTCACACCACTGTATATGAGGAGTCAGCTTGCAGGTGTTGTGGATCATTATTTCTGCTCATCCTTTCAGAATGAATCCGACCTTGCGAAGCTCCTGCAGATGCCGGTATTAGTTGATAACCCAAGAGTTATCATTGAAACGCTTTACTGGATAGAGGATATCATATCAAAAACAAATGACACGGACAACAAAAGCCTGATATTGTCAAAGGCATATCAGGCGGAAAGCTGTCAGCCGCCAAAGGCTCTGCTTGAGCTGTCCGGCGAGGAAATCAGAGATATCGACGCTCTTTCCTTTGCGTACTGGCTCGGATATATGTACCGCTGCGAATGTATCATGCACGATGAATCAAGCCGCATGGTTTACGGAGCGTTTGACGAAAAAACAATGCTGACGGTTTACAAGGAAATATCAGACAGTCCGCTTAACAAAGAAAACCTGTCGGACTGTGCTGTGGCGATTTGCGATATGCTTGACCAGCTTCTTATAACGAAAATCTGGAAGGGCAAGAACTATAAAGATTGCATATAAGGAGGAGTACGATGGAGAATACGCAGTTATGGATGAACGGGCTGAATCAGCAGAAAAGACCGATCACACAGCAGCCCGTTCCCGCTCAGTTCAATCTGAGCCGTGAGGAGCAGCTTGAAGCAAAGCGGCTCGCTGAGGAGGCAAATTTCAGCTTTGAGGGCTATCAGGTAGTAAGAAGAGAGTTTATTTCTCACCGCTTTGACCCGGCTATGACCATCAGAGGGAACAGTATTACATTCAATAATTCATGTATCAGCAAGCTCGAAAATGCTTCTTACATACAGTTCTTAATCAATCCCACGGAGCAGAAAATGATAATAAGACCCTGTGATGAAGGAGCAAGAGATGCGATACGCTGGTGTGTTCTGAAGGCTGATAAGAGAAAAAGCCGTCAGATAACCTGCAAGATATTTGCGGAAAGACTGTATGAAATGATGGGCTGGGATCCTGTTTACAGATACCGTTTGCAAGGTATGAAAATCAGGTACAACAATGAGCAGATGTATTTATTTGACCTTAATGCTCATGAATGCTTCCTGCCGCAGAAAAAGGATGCCGCCACAGGCAAGGTAAAAGCATCAGCAGCGGAATTTCCGCAGGACTGGCAGAGCAGCTTTGGTATGAAGGTAGCGGAGCATGATATGTCAACACAGGTAAATTTCCTTGATGATTATATTTCACCAAGTGACACAGAGCAGACGGAGGGCAGCGATGAATAAGATAATACTGAGTCTCGATTTAAGGGAAGGACTTTTTACACTTAACGAGGGAACGATAGAAGCACTCGGCAGACCGAGGCAGGTTCAGATCCTTATCAATATGCAGGAGAAAATGCTCGTACTCCGTGCTTGCGGTACGGAGGATATTGAAGCGGTGGTTCTTCCCTCAGAAAAAACAATAGCTACCGAAATAGGTGCAAGAAGCATCATGAAGCAAATAAAACAGAAAATGAACTGGAACGATGACCGTGCAAGAGAATGTATCGGGGTATGCTATCCGGAAATAAAGGCTGTATGCTTTGATCTTTCAAAGGTCAGAATTATTGCATAAGGGGGTGCGGATATGGACAGAGAGCGACTTTTCAGGGTTATCGGTGAGAAATACATAGCCAGAAACGAATTATACGGCTATCTTCCTTTAGGTGTAAATGCAGATGAGATATGGTGCACGGTGCTGGAGCAGCGCCGTGCTAAAGCCATAACACTGCCGCTGACAAACGCAAACGGAGTGCCGTACTGGTACACACTGACAGACAGGATGATAATCGCAAGCGAAAACATTGTAAATGAATTATACGAAAACGATTACACCGACAAACTGTTAAGCTCAGTTATGACGATCAGGGAAATATTCTTCACGGGATACCTTGAAGGGTCGCAGATATCTGCCCAGGAGGCGGTATCATTTTTGCAAAGAGGTGAAGAAGCCCTCGATGCTGAGGAGCTTATGATACTCAACAACAGACAGGCAGGGAGCTTTGCCGCAGAGAATATTTACCGTCCTTTGAACAAAGACTACCTACAAGTTCTCGCACAGATACTGACAAACGGTCTTGATAACGGCGGCGGTGAGCTTAGAACCGAGGATAGCGTGGATATTTATTTCATGCAGGGAGAAAGCTATGTTCTGCCGAGTGCTGCAAGACTGAACGGCTGCATAAACGAGATAACAACATTTCTGGCGGATATGAATGTTCATCCTTTGATCAAGGCGGCTGTTGCACAGGCATGGGCAATGGTCGTCAGACCTTTTCCTGATGGCAACGAGAGGCTGGGGAGGCTTCTTTCGGAGATCATTCTTATACGGTCGGGCTACACATTTTTCGGAGAGGAAAGCATATCAGAAGTAATTGCAAAAAGCGGCTTCAAATACTTTGATGCGATTGCGAAGATCGTCAGAGGTGCAAACGGGAATGATCTGACATACTTTTTAGATTACTATCTTTCGGTATTATCGGACTTTGTTGATGAGATCAGGGACAAACGAAAGAAAAAGGATACCGAGAGCATTGAAGCGGAACGGGAAATGGCGAGAAGCTCATTGGCACCCAGCAGTGTGGAGCAAAACAGCAGTGAAGCGGTTTCGGGGGAAACTGATGATACGATAGAAGGTTTTGATATCAGTGATATTTTGAACCTGATTGAACAAGAGTATAATAACAAATATTCTGATCAGAAAAAAACATTTTTAGATATTTTGAAAAATATACTGTTATCAGGAAAAGACACCTTCACATCAAAGATTATTGAAAGTGCAGCAAATGGGGCAATGCCTAAAAAGTCTATAAGCAACTATATACAAAGACTGATACATTTAGGAATTGTTGAGCGTTATGGTCTTGTTGATAAACACCTTAACTACAGGTTTAAGCTGCAATCCGTGTCTATCAAATCAGAAAGAATATTATACACTAAAAATGAAATAATCGATATACTTTCTGAGTTTTCATCAAACACCAGTGAAAATGGAAAGAAGATTAATGATATTTTTTTGGAGTTAATAAATGATGGAAAGTATTCATTTACAAGCGAATATATAAGAACAAAAGTGGAAGTTACATCGTATGATTTTCACCACCTGCTTAGAAAATATAAAAAAAGAAATATCATTGAGAGGGAAGGAAATACATATAGTTTTTGTATAAAGCCTGAAACCTTAACCGAAATTAAGTATTCTGAAGATATTATTGATCTTATAGATGAATTGATCAATTCTGACAAATCCAGCAGAAAGGATAAGAGAATCGGTTCGATAATTCATAGCTGTTTAAGCAGAGGAGTAATCACAGCAGAAGACTACGAAATAATCGGTGAAGCAACAAAGATGAATACTGACATGGCATTTGCAAAGCAGCTTGGGCTTGTAGAGCTGTTGCCTGATGGTAATTATGAAATTAATAAGGCACTGAAAAATAGCTTCAATAAAATCGAGAAAGGAACCAAAAACATCTTATCAGAAATGTACAGTATATTCGGTGATGGATTGTTTTCAGCTGAGATGGTCATCGCAGAACTGAATTATAGTCACAGTCACACAAATGCAACGCTGCATAAGCTTACTTGGCTTAAGGTTTTGAATTGTACAATAGACGAGGAAAAAAGATATTCATATCAGTTCCTGATTACCCCGGAGGATCATCCAGAGTGCTTTATTGCAGTGGCATAAGACATTTGAGAATGAATCAGAACAGTAAAAAAGTGCATCTGAAATCACTCGCTTTTTAGCAGTTGGTTCGGATGCACTTCTGATTTTTTAGATTAATAGCTCTTAGAAAAATTCTTTTTCCATCGTCTGAGAACATCTTTTAGCGGCTCATCAAGATATGAATACGCTTTTTCCTTTATATCGTCAGGAATACCATAAGCTGCCTCTGCTATGCTGCCGGTAATTGCGGCCAGCGTATCACTGTCACCGCCAAGAGAAATAGCGTTCCTGATAGCATCCTCAAAATCAGTGCTTTCAAGAAAAGCAATAATAGCCTGAGGAACAGTCTCCTGGCAGGTTTCATTGAAACGATAGGTGGGACGGATCTCGTCTAATGTACGCGAAAGATCGTATCCGTAAACTTTCTCGATGTGTTCTTTGATGCGTTTCTTACATTCAGCTGGATCATCATTGATGGGCGTTTCGTAATCTCCGCAGTAACCTCCGAAATAGTAACGACACAAAAATATAGCGTCTGTTGTAGCCATTGCGCCCTTAACGCCCTCGGGATGGTTATGTGTTACCTCGGCGGACAGCTTTGCTCTTTCTCGTCCGTTTGACGGCCACATTCCTGTTCTTGCACAGAATCTGCAATTCATTGCCCACGCACAAGGTGAAACACGCATAGCCGAGCCGTTACCAAAGCTGTTATATGGCTTACGATCATCCGAGAAAAGCCATTTATTGAATCTTCCGCCATAGCCGGCATCCGGGTACATCCTGCCGAACTTTTTCATTGCGTCGATAAAATCATCTCTTTGCCCGCCGTTCATAACTGCTTCAGCTACAGCACAGGTCATAACGGTGTCATCAGTAAAAAAGCAGTCCTTACGGAATAATGGAAAATCCTTTGTTTTGATATTGTGCCATTCGTAGACAGAGCCTACTATATCGCCTACTATTGCTCCAAGCATTGTATCAGCCTCCTGTTTTTGTTGATGATATGAGTATAACATGTTTAAAAAGCCCATTGGTCGTTTCCTGGGCGACAAATAAATTATAAAAACAAACAGATTTATTTTTTCTCGACACAGAAAAAATCATATGCGATCTTATCAAGCTGTGCAGCAATGACACGGAAATCAACATTCAGATCAAGCGTTTTTGCTCCGATTATATTCCCGCCGATATTAACAGTACCATCGGGTGTGACAGGTTCATCTGTTTTTGCATAGAGAAGAATTCCTCCTACATTTCCGGTATGGTTTGTATCCTGATTCTTTACATAGGAGAGGATCTGATAGACATTATTGGAGTGCAGTGTATATTTATCAAATCTGTTTTGAAGTGTTTTTCCGTAGTATTTTGCATCAATGATAAGAATTTGATCATGTAGCCGCAGAGTGATATCCGTCTGCATCACAGGAAGGAACTGTATCAACTGAGTATTGCTGTCCCCGACAATATCCCACTTTATCTGTGCGGCTCTGACTTCCGAAAGATAAGTATGGTGTTCTCTGTAGTATTCAAGAATAAACCGTTCGTACAAACGATTCATATGCTCATCCGAAAAAGAAATAACCTTAAACTCACCCTTGGAGGTAGTCTGTAGCATTCCGTCAAGTACAAAATAACAAACATTAAGCAAAAGCTCGTAATTTCTGTTATTACGTTGGAAAAGCATTCTTCCCCACGGAATCATTGTTGGTTCCAGAATATCAATGCCGTCAAAGAACACCAGTATCTTTTTCAATGCGATTTTTCGTTCGGTTTCTACACCTTCTGCAATAAGAAGATATTGCATCGTTGTTTTCAGAATCTGATTATATAGATTGTTTTCAGATAGTTCATCAAACTCACAGCTTAATTCGTTATTATGTTGGATCCTATTTGTAATTGTACCGGAAATATTCAGCTTTCCACGCATTATGGACAATAATTCATTTTTGGTGACATATGTCCGATACAGCCCCTGCTTGATTTGTCTGGATACACCCTTTGCGAGAATTTCAGCAAAAAGATCCTCGATTTTTTCAAAACTTTCTGATCCTACTTCCTCATAATTCGATTGCCTTAAAATCTGGAAAGCATAGGTCAGCATATAGTAAATATTTTTTATGTAAATGCTTTTGTCCTTAGTCATCAAAAACACCACGCAGATTTTTTTCCCAATAAGATAGCTTTTTGGGTTCATCAAACCAATATTCGCTGAGTGTAGGAATAATATCAAATTCAACCACGGATCGTAGCCATTCATCAGTGCATCCAAGAACCTCTCTGCCACAGAAATAGCTGTGACCGATCTGGAATCCCTTGCCCAGAGCTTTATCCTCCAGTATTTCTTTGTTCAGCTGCTTGATATGGCTGATCAGTTCATTGAAGGTTTCGCTATTAAGACTTTCCTGATATTTTATAAATCCTTCGGAGCTGAAACCCGGTTCCATTTCAAAGAAACTGAATCTGCGTCTGAGGGCATAATCGATCATTGCAAGACTGCGGTCGGCTGTATTCATCATTCCAATGATATACAGATTATCCGGTACAAAGAACTTCATTCCGCTGTAGGATAGAGTAACCTGCGTTCCTCTGTAATCTTTGTCTATCAGCATAAGTAGCTCGCCAAATATCTTGCTCAAGTTTCCTCGGTTGATCTCGTCGATAATGAAAAAATAATCCTGCTCCGGATGATTTGCTGCCATTTGGCAAAAGCGATAAAAGATTCCTTCGCTTAACTTGAACTCCGCACCGTTCGGACGGTATCCCATAACAAAATCTTCATAGGAATAATTCTGATGGAATTGTACCATCTCAATTCTGTTTTCATCTTCTTCGCCCATCATTGCGTAAGCCAGCTTTTTAGCGGTAAATGTTTTTCCAACACCGGGTGCTCCTTGGAATATGATGTTTTTCTTCAACCTCAGCTGATTTACCAGGACATCAAAACGGTTTGCATCCATATAAACCTTGCTTAGGAAATCCTCCTTCGTATAGGGCTTCTTGACTGCATCAGGCTGCTTGATCGGATTCTCTTCACGAATGATGTCCATTATGAAATCATATTCGCCTTTTGTCAATTTGAAAAGACTACCGTTTGGCTGCACAAAGAATTCCATTTTTGCCAGTTCAGGAGCTTCCTTCAAAACAGAGTATTCAATGGGAACCGAGAGCCCCTCTGTCTTTGAAAAATAGATCATATTGCCATCATTTTCCTGTGTTATTTGTCCTATTGCTACGACCTTTTTAACGGGATTTGCTTCATATCCGATCAGTATATCTCCGGCTCTGACATCCAGAAAGTTCTGAAATACACGACGTTTATTGCCGTTTTCGTTGTACAAGGTATAGCTCTGTTCCTCACCTATGCGAATACTTGAAAAACTCCATATTTTTGGATTAGCTGTCAGCCACCAGTATCCATGTGCATTATTATCTTGCTCTTCTGTTGCATATAGCTGTACCGAACTAAGATCGATCTGTTCAGTGGCAGTACTTAGTTCATCACGAAGCCGCCAGATAAATACACCTTCTTCATCTTTATCTGCAGGCTTTCCAGTGAAAATAACAGGCCACCAGTGTTCTTCGCCTGGACGAACTTCAACAATGTGTAGTTCCTTCTTTTCGGCAATACGCTTTGCAAGAGCAGAACAACCAGCATTATAAAAGTTGACAGTTTCTCCGTATTTGACAGAAAGCTGTGAACAGGTAGCCTGTCCGCCGTAATCCTTCAATCGTTTAATGATCTGTAGACTGCTGATCGTGAAAACAGATGTGTCAGTAAGGAGTTCTTTCCAATCCTCGACGGACAATGGAGAGGTATATCCTGCAGGGATCCAATCTTCATCAGCAAGTTCTTTTTTCTTTTCGTCCTGATAATAGCTGCCAAGATAATGACCAAAATCTATGGTAAGTGTCCGACATTCTTTATCATCATAGCAGGCAGAGGAAAGAACCTGCTGCATAAGTCCGATCAATTCTTTATCTTTTTTGATCTCAGTGCAAATCTCATCGTATAGTCTGAATCCGCCTATCATACTGTCAACAGAACCATTTGCCTTTGGTTTGTAGCCGGCATCCAGCTCCTTTGCTGCTGACTGCATCAGCCCGTACTTGTATATGTAATATTTATCAGGATATTTGAGCCAAAGGTAGGTGCTTATAGTGTTTGTATTCTGATAATGATTTTTCCATGTGCCGTCATTGTATTTGATACGAATCTCCTCACACGAAGCCTGAAAAGCTTCAACCCTGACTGTAAGATCTTGCGTTTCGTCATACAAAGCACGGAACATTTCACGGACTGTTTCCGCATCTGCCTTGGCAAACTCTATCATCATTGTTCGTGGATACGCATAGCCTGATGCTAAGAGATTTGATGTTTTATCTGTTGCTTTTTTGAACATTTCAGCAAAGTTATCTGCATCAATATCCCAGTGATCCTGAAACTGTTTTATTGCTTCCCATTTATATTTTTCGCCTTTCCAGATCGACAGAAATCTGCTCTTGTAGCAGGAAAGTATTCGGTTCAGCTTTTCTGTGCTTATCATTTGAAAATTCCCTCCTGTTATTCTTCTGCTGATGGTTCGCTTTTGAAGCTTCTGCCAATGCCGAAATACTTCTCAAAGAAATTTTTCAACTTTTCAATAATCGTCTGTTTTTTCTTGGCACGGTTCCCTCCGCCAAAGCGGCTTACCGGAGGCATCAATTTATCAATATCTGTGCCGACAGTTTTTACTTCGCCCTCACGGAAAGCATTCTCTAAAAATTGTCTGGTTTCCATTGGCTTTAGTTTTTCATCTGTAATTATTTGTTCCAGATCTGTTTCACGCTGTCTGGAAACATAATCATTCCATTCATTCATTACATCTTCAACATCATTTATGCCGGCAATAAACGCTTCTATAAGTTGTTTCTTGCTGCGGAGTTCAGGGCTTGCGTCGACAGCTTTTTTGATAGTAATAAGGACTTCCTTATCCTCACAGTGAGTGTCGTGATATTTCTGAACCATCATGAGGATATAATCAATGTTGATTTCAATTTGCTTGATAAGCTCTATCTCAAACACTACATCATCATTTATATCGACACTTTCTCCTTTTTCTCGTTTACGTTTCCACTCATCTCTGAGATCCTGATATCTTCCGAGATAGTCCTGCAAATCACGCTCTGACAGAACTTCTTTTTCTGCAAATTCGTCAAAGGAAACAAGCAGATTGCGCATACGCAGTATCGCACCGAACAAAGAAATAAAATCTTTCTGGTTCTGTTCGCCTATGATTTGCGGCTCTGAAAGAGGAAACTTTTCCGTCAGGTCTTCCACCATATCAACATAACCAGGCATTGGTTTGCCGTCAACCGAATCGTATCCGTAGTAGTAATCCCGGAAGCTCTTCATCAGCACGATTCCTCCGGCGTTTTTGTCACCGAAGAGGGAAATGGCAGCATCAACTCGTTTTTGTAAATTTCGGAAACAGACAATATTTCCGAAAGTTTTTATACTATTCAGAATACGGTTCGTGCGGCTGAATGCTTGGATAAGACCATGCATTTTCAGATTTTTGTCGACCCACAGGGTATTGAGCGTTGTTGCGTCAAAGCCGGTAAGAAACATATTTACAACAATGAGCAGATCAAGCTCCTTGTTTTTCATACGGAGTGATACATCCTTATAATAATTCTGGAACTTATCACTGGATGTATCATAGTTCGTATGGAACATCTGGTTGTAATCAAGAATAGCTGACTCAAGAAAGTCACGGCTGCTCTGGTCGAGTGAAGAGGTATCCTCCGGGTTTTCCTCGTCCAGAATACCATCAATTTCTTCTTCATTCGGGGCGTAGCTGTATATAACGGCTATCCGTAACTCTTTGGATGGGTCTTGTTTCATGATCTTGCGGAATTCATCATAATATAGCTTTGCCATAGGTACAGAGGATACAGCAAAAATTGAATTAAAACCGGAAAGCCGCTGCTTTTGCTTTATTTCCTTGACTTTGCCTCTCTGTGCGGAAGCTACCTCTGAAATATTTGTCAGAGCATTGAAAACATAAGATTTATCACCACGGTAGGTTTTCTGATCAAAATGGTCAAGTATGTAATTTGCTACAAGAGAAATTCGCTGTGGATCTTCAAATGCTTTCTTACGGTCGATATCCCAGACTTCCTCATCGTCAATATCCGCATCTATATCCATTGTTTTTATGTAATCAACACGGAAGGGAAGTACATTTTTATCGTTTATCGCATCCACAATGGTATATGTATGCAGCTGATCGCCAAAAGTCTGTTCTGTTGTAAAGTATTTGGGGTTTGTTCTTGCACCTGTATTTGCCGGGAAAATCGGCGTTCCGGTAAAGCCGAACATATAATACTGTCTGAAACTCTTAACAATGGCATCGTGCATATCGCCGAACTGGCTACGGTGACATTCGTCAAATATAATAACGACTTGTTTTGAATATATCTCATGTTCTTTGTTTTTCTTGATGAATGTGGACAGCTTCTGAATTGTTGTAATGATGATGTGAGATTTGGGATCCCGCAGCTGACGCTCCAGTACAGCAGTCGAAGAATTGCTGTCGGCAGCCCCCTTTTCAAAACGGTCATATTCCTTCATTGTCTGATAGTCAAGGTCTTTACGGTCAACAACGAACAGAACTTTTTCTATAAAGGGGAGCTGACTGGCAAGCCTTGCTGTTTTGAAGGAGGTCAATGTTTTGCCGGAACCGGTCGTATGCCATGTATATCCGCCGGCAGCAACACTTCCGTACTTTTTATAATTATGGGCTATTTCTATCCTGTTTAGTATTCTTTCAGTTGCTGTGATCTGATAAGGGCGCATTACCATGAGCATTTTTTCTGATGTAAAAACACAATAGCGAGTAAGAATGTTGAGAAGGGTATGTTTAGCAAAAAATGTTTTTGTAAAATCAATAAGATCAGGGATAGGTCGGTTATTAGCATCAGCCCAGAAGGAAGTGAATTCAAAGCTGTTGCTTGTTTTGCCTTTTTTTGTATTCCTTGAAGAAGCATCCTTGATCGCATTGCTTCTTGTGCTGTTGGAATAATACTTGGTATTAGTGCCGTTGGATATAACAAATATCTGCACATACTCATAAAGACCGCAGCCTGCCCAGAAGCTGTCACGCTGATAACGCTCGATCTGATTGAATGCCTCACGAATGGCAACGCCCCGGCGCTTAAGCTCGACATGAACAAGAGGCAGACCATTGACAAGTATTGTTACATCATAACGGTTATCGTATGCTGCACCCTCAGCTTTTCCCAGAATATACTGATTTATGACCTGCAAACGGTTATTATGGATATTCTTACGGTCTATGAGTGTAATGTTCTTTGTGGTATTGTCGTCACGCTTTAATACTTGTATGAAATCCTCCTGTATTTTAGCAGTTTTTTCTTCAATATGGTCATTAGGATTCGCTATGCAGTCCTTGAAGAATCTTTCCCATTCAGTATCCGAAAATTGATACTTGTTCAGTTCTTCCAGTCGCTCTCGTAGATTGGCTATCAGCTCTGCTTCGGTATGAATCGGAAGATATGTATATCCCTGTTCACCGAGAAGACGGATAAACTCCTTTTCCAGAGCTGCTTCTGATTCATAGCAGTCGGAACGGGTCTTGACAGGCTCGTATTCCGTTACCACTGTATTCTGATTTGTTTCGGCGACTATGTTGAAATACGGCATGTCGCACCCTCCTTATCATTTGAGTTCTTTGAATGAAAGTAATTGATCTCGGTAATATTCGTATTGATTCTGACGGGCTTTAATTTCCGCAGGAATACCTTCGGAAATATCATTGCAGAGCTTATCAAAATGCTTAACAATCTCTACTACACGAAACTGCTCTTCTAAAGATGGTAGTGGGATTACAAGTTGCCGCATTTCCTTCATAGGAATGCTTTTAACCGTTCCTCCGGCAACTTTTTTCATGTAGGCAACTCGGATTTTTTTAGTCATTAATAAATATCTTAGAAAGTCTGAATTCAAAAATTCATTGTTTGGCTTTATTGTGTATACACCCTCTTTGATATTCCAGTTGATGGGTGTTTCTTTGATAACAGCAGTTTCGCCAATAGTACCAGTTCCTGAAAACAAAACATCTCCGATTTCAAGATTTGATCTGTTATTACACAAACGCAAAGCATCATCATTTATTTTATCAGTCTTTTCTGATGGAACTATTCTGCCGTCTTGTATTTCTCGTATTGTAATGTAATAGTTTTCGGCATCATCCGTGTTTAGTTTAAAAAACTGGCGTGGATTTAATCCAGTATTTAACGATTTGATAACATAATCCAGTTTTACAAACACAACCCCATAAACATACTGCAACAGCTTAACCGCATCGGCAAATTTGATTTGTGCTACTTCTTCACCGTCTCTCTCTCTCTCTCTCTCTCTCTCTCTCTCTACATTAACAAATTGTGAACTGTCGAAGGAGAGAAGAAGGTCACGATAATACTCATATTGCTTCTTACGGGCATTTATTTCAGCAGGTAAGCCAATTTGCAGATCGGAGCAGATGGCTTCGAAATCATCCAAAACCATAACTAATCTTTCCTGTACAGACAGAGGCGGAATTGGAAGCATTACCTTACTAAGCATTTCTCCGCTTACATGCGGAATGCCTGCACCTCGTTTCATTTCGTTCAATTCTGGCTCATGTCTTTTAAGAGCATAGTAAAGATATTTCGGAATTGCTATTCCTTGTTTTGCTTCATACCCGAATCCATCAGTTATATATACCGGTTCATCCCAATATGAAACAAAACCGGCAGAAACACCACTTCTGGCAACAACAACTATTTTTCCGTTATGGTTGGATTTGTTAATGAAATATGCAGGTTCCTGACCGCCAAGAATAACGGGAATATTGCCTGGAATTGAGTCTTTCTTTGTGATATACTCGCCTCGGAAAACATCGGCAACATTTGACAGTGGCATCATTTTAACTGTATTATCGAAAGATAGCATTTTATCCCTATAATACTCATACTGTTTCTTTCTCGCTGTAAGCTCTGCTGTAAGCTCTGCTGTAAGCTCTGCTGTAAGCTCTGTGAAATTGTCCAATATACGGACAATTTCACGCTGTACCTCTATGGGAGGTACAGGGATAGTAATAGATTTAATTGAAGGAACACTTGAATGAACAACTTTAGATTTGACTTTACCGGCACTTTTTTGTTTTTGTGCATCAGCTGTGGAAAGAGCATACGAAAGATACTTAGGATCTTGATTATGTTTCAGGACAACAATATCCCCGCCAGCCAAACACTTTTCATGTCCTACATAGGCTGTGGACTTTGCAATATCTTCTACACTCTCTCCTGTAATAACAAACAGAATATCACCGTTTTCAAACCATTTTGGAGATGAAACTTTTTCCAAAGCTGTATGTGACACACATTCATCGAACCAAATTCCATAAGTTGTATAGATTTCCCCATACCTTACACAAGGTATACCCTGCTCTGTCACATCTTCTCTTTTTATTCCGGAACCTCTATAAATATCTGTAGCGATATCTTCTATGGTTTTGTACTCCACTCCATCTGGGCATAAATCATTTAATAATTGTTCAAGTTTGGTCATTACTTTATCCTCTCTAATCTTCTATATTCCATCATACTGAAAATCAATCGGAGTTCCATCAGAATTCTTTTTTATTTTGCCTTCTCCTGAAACATCAAGCATTACCCGAAAAATATTACTACCGTAATCTAAATGCATTTTTTGTTTTTTCTTTCCTCTGTTTGTGTAAACCGTAACTATTACATCTTGATCTTCAAAATTAAACTGATGTTCATTTGAGCTAAAATGAATATATCCCCCAAATGCCGAATATCCATTAATACATATTGGATATTCATTACTGTAAATATGTTCTTGTACCTCTGCCTTTTTTCTTGTCATAACAAGATGTTTTTCTCCTCTGCTAATAGCTGTTATTTTTTTGTTATCTCTGATACATTCTAATTCCATTTTAAGTACAGAAACAGGCATCTTTGAATTGTTGGAGATAATCATCCATATAAAAAAGGGTTGTTTTTCCTGCATTGAAGCAAACCATTTCACTTTTTCACATTTTAACTTAAAAGATTCAGTGAAAATACTCCGAATCAAAACAAATAAACTAATCCCTAGTGAAACCGATGAAATTGAAATTGTAATAATACCCTTTACATCCATATTTATCCCTCAATCTCCTTTATAATCTTTTCAATCTCTTCCCTCAAAACCTGCTCCCTTGCAACAATCTCCCTGATTTCAGCGTTGAGCTTAAAGATGTCTATCTTTTCTCTGGTATCTTCCTGCTCAACGTATGTAGAAACAGACAGATTATAGTTTTGTTCCTTTACCTCGTTATAATCTACCAACCGACAGAGGTACTGTATATCTTCACGCTTTGCAAAGGCATCTATAATAGTATCAATGTGTTCAGGAAGTAGCTTGTTGTTGTTTGTTACCTTGACACACAGTTTGGTAGCATCTATGAACATAACTTTATTATCTTTTTTACCTTTTTTCATTACCATGATGCAGGTGGCAATGGATGTTCCGAAAAACAAGTTACTCGGTAGCTGAATAATGCAGTCAATAAAGTTATTGTCCACCAGATATTTTCTGATCTTCTGTTCTGCACCGCCCCGGTACATGATACCCGGAAAACAAACAATAGCAGCGGTACCATTGGGTGCAAGCCATGAAAGAGAATGCATAATAAACGCAAGGTCTGCTTTACTTTTCGGTGCAAGCACACCGGCAGGAGAGAAACGAGGATCGTTAATAAGCAGCGGATTATCATCACCTGCCCATTTGATAGAATACGGTGGATTGGAAACAATCAACTCAAAAGGTTCGTCATCCCAGTGCTGAGGATTGATAAGCGTATCCTCACATTCAATATCAAACTTATCAAATCCTATGTCGTGCAGAAACATATTAATGCGGCAAAGGTTGTAGGTCGTGATATTTATCTCCTGACCGAAAAAGCCGTTCTGAACTGCATCCCTGCCAAGAATCTTTTCGACCTTGAGCAAAAGCGAACCGCTGCCGCAGGCCGGGTCATACACCTTATTTATTTTTGTCTTACCGACAGTACCAAGCCTTGTAAGAAGTACAGACACGTCCGCAGGTGTAAAGAATTCTCCGCCTGATTTTCCGGCATTAGAAGCATACATGGTCATAAGATACTCGTAAGCGTCACCGAAAGCGTCAATCTCATGTTCTTTAACAGAGCCGAGATTCATTGCAGCTATACCGTCAAGCAGCTTTGTAAGCCGTTCATTTCTTTTTGCAACTGTGCTGCCCAGCTTATTGCTGTTTACATCAAAGTCATCAAAAAGTCCGGCAAAGCTGCCTTCTGATACGCTGCCCTTAGCAGAATCCTCAATGTGCCGAAAAACCTCCTCTAACTTTTCATTAAGAAGCATATCCGCACCATTAGAATAATTCCAGATTTCACCGCTTGTAGCCTTTGCTCTCACATTACAGAAAAGCTCACTTGGAAGTATGAAAAAGCCTTTTTCTTCGACCAGTCCTTCACGAGCTTCCTCCGCTTCTTCATCGGACATAAGTGCATAATCAAAATCTATATTTCCTGCTTCTACCTCTCCGCTGTTAATATAAGAGGTGAGATTTTCCGATATATACCTGTAGAACATCGTGCCAAGCACATAATTCTTAAAGTCCCAACCATCAACTGCTCCGCGCAGATCATCTGCTATTGCCCATATAGCACGATGCAGTTCATCTCGTTCCTGTTCTTTTTTATTGTCTATTGCCATTTTTTATCCTCCGCTGCTTATTATCATTCATATCACAAACCAAACTGTACCTTGTATTCTGCCTCATTTTCTTTATACTGCTTATACTTTGCTTTAAGGCAGTTTCCGCACGGACGATAACCGGCAGCAAGTGCAGTTTTCTCGTCAGCGAAAAATACCCGTACCTTTTCATAGCTCCCCGGAAATCTTTTTATAGTTGAAAGAGCAGAGAAGCAGTCAAGCCTGCCGTATATTTTCAGCTTGCTGTTACCACCGAACTGACCGGGTGTATCTGATTCGTAAAATTTACCATCTGCTCCCAAAAGTTTGTACCTTTTTGACATATTTATACTCTCCCCGCATTTTATTTATATTTATTCTATTATAAACCATTCACATATGAAATAGCAATATGCAAATTTTCAGCAAAAAGCCTGACGTGCAGTTTATTGTACATCAAGCTGATTTTTCCACAAACAATCTTCTGATCCACAAGTTAAACATCTCGCTGATATTTTCAAAAAACAGATACCGTTGCTCCCCGTGTATCATAATGGTGAAACGATATATTACTACTTACTGTTTTAAGCTCTGTCTAATTGGTATCAGATAAATCTGGGGTATTAACGAGATAAGACGAAACAATCAGCAGATTTTAGATAAGCATTATTGTAATGTAAATCTATGATCTGCTGATTGTTTCGTCTTTTTATCTAAAAAAAGAGTTAATTTAATAAAATATTTTTAAATATAAGCAAGATATTACATATATTTACAAAAATCCATATAAGATATGGACTATCATTGTTGAAAAAGAGTTTTTTAACTCGAATTTTCAATTCATCAATCATAAATAAAAATATTTAATGCCTGATTTACGTATAAGGGCAGAGGATACAAATACCGAAAATTCGTATACAGCGAAAATATCGGTATGGAGTACCCTTTATTCCTTATACCATTTTTCAGGCAGTAAGGTCGGGATGCTCCAGAGTGCAACCCGGCTGTTTTTTATTCTCTGCCCTTTCTGCGTCACAGGCGGAAAGGACAAGAAAATGAAAATTGACTGGAAATTTGACAACGGAGAAATCTCCACAGTAGAAATCGAGGATGAGGAAATAGGAGGCTTTATTCTTGAATCAAGAAAATCGGAGGATAACCTTGAACGTAAGGAAAGATATCACTGCATCTCATATGACGCTTTTGAGTATGAGAGCGATGAGTTTGCAAGCGATGATACACCGGAAACAATCACGGAGCTGAATTTTGATAATGAGAGAATCAATAAAGCTCTTTTAGGGCTTTCCGAAATACAGCGAAAAAGGCTTCTGATGCTGGCTGCCGGACTGTCTGTCAGAGAGATTGCACGAATTGAAAATAAGAATTATCGAAGTGTTTATGATTCGATAGAGGGTGCTAAGAAAAAATTTTTAGAAAATTTTTGAAAACACCCCCATCAAAATGCCCTCTGAATCTCCGTATAGTGAAGGGCATTACAAAACCGCCCTTCGGAAAGGAAATGCGATATGCAGACATTAGGTATCAGAATCTCGAAGCAGAAGGTCAATGGCGGAGTGCTTTCCTGCCGCCGTGTCACTGTGAGAGAAAAGCTGCTCCGTTTTCTGCTCGGCGCACCAATAAAGCTTACGGTATTGGTTCCGGGCGATACGGTCAGCGAAGTCACCATCAATGAAGGAGGAAAATGCGATGAGTACAATGAGCGAGATCTCGGCACTGCTTGATGAGATCAAAAGCTGCGGAAATACACTTATCAGTATTTACGATGAGCTGCACAACCTGATCGACAGCAAAGAGCCGGACGAGGAAAAGCCGAAAGCCAAAACAACACGCAAAAGAAAGACAAAGACGGAGGAAGCACCTGAGACTGTTCTGGAGGAACAGCCCTCGGAAGAGCCACCAAAGCCGCTGACCTTTGAGGAAATACAGACGGCATTCGGAATAAAATCAAAGGACGGCTACACGGCAGAAGTCAAAGCACTGATTACAAAGTTTGGTGCAAAAAAGCTGTCAGAGATAGATCCTGCTGACTATCCTGCACTGATGAAGGAACTGGAGGTGATCGGCAATGCCTGATACACACGCTTTGCTTTCACCATCATCAAGCGAAAGATGGATATCCTGTCCGCCGTCTGTCAGAATGTCGGAGGGCATTGAGGAAAAGCCCAGCGAATATGCTGCGGAGGGTACAGCCGCACACAGCCTGTGCGAATACAAGCTCCATGAGCTTCTTGGCTATGAACAGCCTGACATCAGAGAAAACCTTGATTATTACGACAAGCAGATGGAAGAATGCACCGATTATTACCGTGACTACATAAACGAGTTGCTCATGGAACATGACGGCAGTAAGCCGCTGATGTTTGTAGAACAGAGGGTGGATTTTTCAAGGTTCGTCAAAGAGGGATTCGGCACTTCGGACTGTATTATTATCGACAACGACACCATCTATATCATCGATTTCAAATACGGAAATGGTGTAAAGATCGATGCTCTGAATAATTCTCAGATGATGATATATGCCATAGGTGCTCTGGAGATGTTCGACGGAATCTTTGATATCAACCATGTTGTAATGACGATCTTTCAGCCCAGGCTTGAAAATGTCAGCACATTTGAAATGACAAAGGACGAGCTTTATAACTGGGCTTTCACCGTTCTTAAGCCCGCAGCCGATATGGCATATCAGGGAGCCGGCACTTTAAAATGCGGTGATCATTGCCGCTTCTGCAAAGCAAAAGCAAACTGCCGTGCAAGAGCTGAATACAATCTTAAGCTGGCACAATATGATTTCAAAATGCCTGATACCCTTGAGGATATCGAAATCGAGAGTCTTCTCGGAAAGCTGGATGGCTTTATCAAATGGGCAGAGGGTATCAAGGAATATGCTTTGAAAGAAGCTGTAAAGGGTAAAAAATGGAACGGATATAAACTGGTTGAGGGAAAATCAAGCCGTAAATACACCGATGAGAAAAAAGTAGCAGAGAAGATCATAAAAGCCGGATACGACCCCTACGACAAAAGTGTTCTTGGCATTACAGCTATGGAAAAAATGCTCGGCAAAAAGAAGTTCGGAGAGCTTCTCAGTGGTCTTGTTGAAAAACCGCAGGGTAAGCCTGCTCTGGTACCGGAGTCTGATGCCAGACCGGAAATGAAAACGGCAGCCAATGCTGCAAAGGATTTTGAGGAGGACAAATAATATGAAGAAAAAGAGTACAAACCCGACAAAGGTCATCACAGGAGTACAGACACGTTGGAGCTATGCAAATGTATGGACACCCAAGGCTATGGCTGAGGGTGCAAAGCTGAAGTACAGCGTCAGCCTTATTATTCCGAAATCGGATACAGTAACAATCCAGAAGATAAAGACTGCGATAAAAGCGGCATATGAGGAAGGGCAGTCAAAGCTCAAGGGCAATGGCAAGTCAGTGCCGCCGCTTGCAGCAATCAAAACTCCTCTCCGTGACGGAGATGTTGAACGCCCGGACGATGAAGCATACAAGGACGCTTATTTTGTCAATGCAAATTCTCCCACAGCTCCCGGCATAGTTGATGCCGACAGGCAACCTATCATCGACACATCAGAGGTTTACAGCGGTGTATATGGCAGAGCTTCAATAAACTTCTATGCCTTCAACAGCAACGGAAACAAGGGTATAGCCTGCGGTCTGAATAATCTCCAGAAGATAGCCGACGGCGAACCGCTCGGCGGCAAGACAAGAGCAGAGGATGATTTTGCTGACCTTGACGATGAAGATTATGATGATGACGATTTTTTGAACTGATATAAAGCAAAAGTACGGCGGCGGTATTATCCGCTGCCGGAAATTGCAATTAGAAGGTGTTTTAAATGAATAAATTGAGTATAGATATTGAATCGTTTTCCGATGTTGATCTGACGAAAAGCGGCGTTTATAAATATGCCGAAAGTCCGAATTTTGAAATACTGCTGTTTGGCTATTCGATGGATGACGGTCCCGTTCTGGTGGTTGATCTGGCACGGGGAGAGAAAATCCCCAATGATATTTTGCAGGCTCTTTCAGATAAAAGTGTCACCAAGTGGGCTTTCAATGCTATGTTCGAGAGAATATGTCTTTCAGCATATCTCCGCAGAAACTATCCGCAGTATTTCAGGTCATACAGCACAAACGAAGATACAGTCGGTGATTACCTTGATCCTCACGGATGGAAATGCTCTATGACATGGGCGGCATATATGGGACTGCCGCTGTCGCTGAAATCAGTCGGCGAGGTGCTGAAGCTGACGGAACAGAAAATGGACGAGGGCAAAGCACTTATACGCTATTTTTCCATACCCTGCGCCCCGACAGCGTCAAATGGCGGCAGAACAAGGAATCTCCCGAAGCATGACATTATGAAATGGAGAGTATTTAAGGAATATAACAAGCGTGATGTTGAAGTCGAAATGGCTATACAGAAAAGGCTGCATAATTTTCCTGTTCCTGATTTTATCTGGGAACAATATTGGCTCGATCAGGAGATAAACGACAGAGGAATAAGAGTCGATATGGCTGTTGTCCGAAACGCTATCAAAATTGATGAAACAACAAGAAATAATCTGATGGACGAAATACAGGATATCACAGCCCTTGATAATCCTAACAGTGTACAGCAAATGAAGGAATGGCTTGCTCAGCACGGTATGGAGGTTGATTCTCTCGGTAAGAAAGAAGTGCAGGAGCTTCTTAAAACCGCCCCACAGGGTCTTGCAAAGGTGCTTGTGCTCCGGCAGCAGCTTGCCAAATCATCGGTCAGAAAATATCAGGCAATGCAGAATGCTGTATGCGGTGACAGTCGTGCAAGGGGTATGTTCCAGTTTTACGGAGCCAATCGATCCGGGCGCTGGGCCGGACGCTTGATTCAGCTGCAAAACCTCCCGCAGAACCATCTTGATGACTTGGCAGAAGCCCGTCAGCTTGTCCGCAGCGGCAGATTTAACGATTTGACTATGAAATATGACAATGTTCCCGATGTTCTGTCGCAGCTCGTCCGCACTGCCTTTGTACCGAGGAACGGATATAAATTCATCGTGGCTGACTTCTCTGCTATTGAGGCAAGAGTTATCGCTCATATTGCAGGCGAAAAATGGAGAGCCGAGGTTTTCAAACACGGCGGTGATATTTACTGTGCATCGGCAAGTCAGATGTTCCACTGCAAGGTAGAAAAGCATGGCGAAAACGCTCATCTCAGGCAGAAGGGCAAAATAGCGGAACTTGCTCTCGGCTACGGCGGATCAGTTGGTGCTTTGACATCAATGGGTGCTTTGGATATGGGGATGAACGAGGACGAGCTAAAGCCCCTTGTTGATTCGTGGAGAAGTGCCAATCCTCATATCGTTCAGCTTTGGTATGATGTTGATCGCTGTGTCAAAGAAACAGTGATGAAGCGTATCCCGACAGAAACACACGGTCTGAAATTTACATATCAAAGCGGTATGCTTTTTATCACTCTCCCAAGCGGCAGAAGGCTTGCTTATGTCAAGCCAAAGATCGGAATAAACCGCTTCGGCAGTGAATCTGTCACCTACGAAGGAACAGGGGCGGCAAAGAAGTGGGAACGAATAGAGACCTTCGGCGGCAAGCTCGTGGAAAACATTATCCAGGCTATCGCCCGTGATATTCTATGTTATGCTATGCAGAAACTTTCCCACTGCTTTATCGTAGCTCATGTGCATGACGAAATAATTATAGAATGCGATAAGCGCATGTCGGTAGAAGAAGTAAGCAAACAGATGAGCAGAACACCTCCGTGGATTCCCGGACTGCTGCTCCGTGCTGATGGATACGAATGTGAATTCTATAAAAAAGACTGAGCCAGTATCAGACTCAGCGAAAGGAGAAACAAATGAACATCTACAACAGTGAAATGTATCCCGACCCGACAGCATATCATGCGCTCACGAAAATACAGAAAGAAGAAAAAGCCGCAAGGTACAGACCACTGGTCTATATCTGCAGCCCCTATTCCGGGGATATTGCTGCAAACACGGAGAAAGCCAAAAGACACTGCCGTTTTGCTGTTGACAACCATGCTATCCCTATCGCACCGCATCTTCTGTTTCCGCAGTTTATGAATGAGGAAACAGAGCGTGACCTTGCAATATTTATGGATATGGTACTGATAGGCCGCTGTGAGCAGCTGTGGGTGTTCGGAGAAACCATAACAGAGGGTATGCAGGCAGAAATAAACAAGGCGAATAAAAAAGGAATAAAAATTCGCCATTTCACAGACTTATACAAAGAGTATAAATAAACGGAGGTATTACAAAATGCAATTAACTATTTGTACAGCAAACTGCCGTGGAAGAAAAAGTAATACGCTTTATCCAAACAAGTGCATCATTGACAGTGAGGAGGATTTTCTCAAAGTGGTCGAATTCGACCATGTTTGCGGAGAATACAAAGGCAATCGCCGCAGTGTGGATAATTTTTTGAATTCAAACTGTCTTGTAATGGACAATGACAATATTCATTCGGACAGTCCGGAGGACTGGATCAGCCCGGAAGATTACGCCGATATGTTTCCCGATGTTGCTTATATCGTTGTTCCGAGCCGGAATAATATGAAGCCAAAGGATGGAAGATCACCCAGACCAAGACATCATATATATTTCCCGATAGATACCGTTACCGACAAAGATACTTATAAGCAACTTAAGGAATATCTTGCTGCACAATATCCTTTTTTTGATGACAATGCTCTTGATGCCGCCCGTTTCATCTACGGCAATCCGACAAAAGAAATTATATGGCACGAGGGTGAAATTACGATTGACTGTATCATCTCACCGCCGCAGGATACACGAACCATTCCGCAAGGAAAAAGAAACAACACTATGTCACGCTTTGCCGGAAGGATACTGAAACGCTACGGCATATCCGAAAGAGCGTACAGCATCTTTATCGAAGAATCCAACAAATGCAATCCTCCGCTTGAGAGTGAGGAGCTTGAATCAATATGGAGAAGCGCCTGCCGTTTTGCGAAAAAAGTTATGGAGCAGGATGGATACATCCCGCCGGAAGAATATGATTTTCGCACACAGTCCCTTAAGCCTTATGATTACTCTGATATCGGACAGGCTAAGGTCATAGCAAGGGAATACGGTGATGAACTTCGTTATACTTCAGCGACCGACTATATCCGTTTTGACGGACAGCAGTGGGTAGAATCAAAGCAGAGGGCTGTCGGCGCTGTGGAGGAATTTCTCGACTTGCAGCTTGAAGATGCGAAAGATGCCGTACAGAACGCTGTGCAGGCTCTTGTCAATGCCGGTGTAACGGAAGAAACAATACTGTCCGGCGGAAAAAAGGCAGTGGCATATTTTAACGATGAACAGATGAATTTGTATAAGGACTATGTTTCCGCTGTATCGTACAAGGCTTTTGTCATGAAACGCAGGGATATGAAATATATCGTGTCGGCTATGCAGGCGGCAAAGCCTATGCTCGAAATGAAACCCACCGATCTTGACAGTGACGGTATGCTGCTGAATACTCCCGATGGTACATACGATCTGCGGCTCGGACTTGACGGCAGACAGGAACATAATGCCGCTGACTTTATCACCAAAATGACGGCTTTTGCTCCCTCTGACGAAGGCAAGCAGGAATGGCTTGATACACTTGACCTGATATTCCAGGGGGATAGTGAACTGATCTCTTATGTTCAGCAGATAGCAGGACTGTGCGCTATCGGCAATGTATATCTCGAAGAACTAATTATTTCATATGGTGTAGGCAGCAACGGTAAGTCAACCTTCTGGAACTCTATTGCCGGAGCACTCGGCTCATACAGCGGCAATATCTCGGCCGATACTCTGACTATCGGCTGTAAGCGTAATGTCAAGCCTGAACTTGCCGAAGCAAAAGGAAAAAGGCTGTTGATAGCTGCCGAGCTTGAAGAAGGTATGCGGCTTAATACATCAACGGTAAAGCAGCTTTGCTCAACAGATGAAATCTTCGCAGAGAAAAAGTATAAGGATCCGTTCTCGTTCAAACCCAGTCATACGCTTGTATTGTATACGAATCATCTGCCGAAGGTCGGTGCTATGGATGACGGTATCTGGAGAAGGCTTATCGTTATTCCGTTCAATGCCAAAATCAGCGGTAAAAGTGACATCAAGAATTATTCGGAATTTCTCATCAAAAACTCAGGTGGCTATATTGTGAAGTGGATTATTGAAGGTGCAAAGAAGGCTATCGACAATCATTTCAGGCTAAAAAATCCGAAGGTAGTGCAGAATGCCATTGATAAGTATAAACAGGACAATGACTGGATGTCCCATTTCCTTGATGCTTGCTGTGAACTTGGTACAGGGCTTGAGGAAAAGTCGGGTGATGTGTACTTTGCCTATCGCTCATACTGTTCGAGAACGGGTGAGTTTATCAGAAGCACTGCGGAGTTTTATAATGCTCTGGATTTGCGTGGTATTCGCAGAAGGAGAACAAAAAAGTGCAGTATTCTTGTTGGCATAAGCCTTTCAGAAGAAGAAACAGAATAAAAGGGTGTAGGTCGTGTAAGTCATATATAAAAACCCCTTTAGGGCAGAATTTTAATAAAAAATACTATATAGAGGACTTTATGTATAGACCTGCACGACTTACACCAAATAAAAAATCAAAGGAGTTATCCTTATGGCAAACAGCAATAAAAATACAGATAAAATGCGAGAAAAGCAGCTCGAACATTTATTCCTGATGGAAGTCAAGAGTGTCGGAGGATTGGCATTGAAGTTCGTAAGTCCGGGTTTCTCCGGGGTGCCTGACCGTTTGGTACTTATCCCTGATGGCAAGGTCGCATTCGTGGAAGTAAAAGCACCCGGACAACACCCACGCCCATTGCAGACGGCAAGACACAAACAGTTACGGCAGTTAGGCTTCAAAGTGTATGTGCTGGATAATCCGCAGCAGATACCTGAAATCATCAGGGACATTGGAGGTGATACCGATTGAAATTCATACCCCACGAGTATCAGAAATATGCAATCGAATATATCAAGCAAAACCCGATTTCAGCCATTCTACTGGACATGGGTCTTGGCAAAACAGTTATATCCCTGACAGCGATAAATGACCTGATGTTTGACAGCTTTGAGGTACATAAGGTTCTGATAATTGCACCTCTCCGTGTAGCCCGTTTCAGTTGGGGTGCGGAAATCAGAAAATGGGAGCATCTTAAAAATCTCCGTTACAGCATTGTTGTCGGTACAGAGAAAGAACGCAGATCAGCCTTACAGCAGAAAGCTGATATTTACATCATCAATCGTGAAAATCTTCCGTGGCTGATAGAGAACAGCAGGTTCGATTATGACATGGTGGTTGTCGATGAATTATCATCATTCAAAAATCATCAGGCTAAACGCTTCAAAGCATTAATGAAAGTCAGACCGCAGGTGCAAAGAATCGTGGGTCTGACAGGCACACCGAGCAGCAACGGTCTGATGGACTTATTCGCAGAATTCAAACTGCTTGACAAGGGACAGCGGCTTGGTCGCTTTATCGGACAGTACCGAAGCAAGTATTTTCAGCCTGACAAGATGAACGGCATGATCGTGTATTCATATAAGCCGCTGCCGGGAGCAGAGGAAAGAATATACGAGAAAATTTCCGACATCACTATCTCTATGAAAGCAACAGACCACCTGCAGATGCCGGAGTTAATCAGCAGCAGGTACGATGTGGAGCTGTCACCAACGGAAAGACAAAAATATGAGCAGCTGAAAAAAGACCTTGTGCTGCCTGTTGATGATGAAGAGATCACAGCGGCAAATGCAGCGGCTCTTTCCGGTAAGCTGTGTCAGCTGGCTAACGGTGCGATCTATGACGATGACAAAAAAGCAGTACAGATACACGACCGTAAGATAGATGCTCTGGAAGATATCATCGAAAGCATGAACGGCAGACCGCTGTTGGTGGCATACTGGTTCAAACATGATTATGACCGCATTGTAGAGAGGCTATCGGAACTGAAAGTGCCGTTTGTAAAACTTGATACTGATGAAAGTATCGAAAAGTGGAACAGAGGTGAAATTCCTGTGGCACTTATACATCCTGCATCAGCAGGACACGGGCTTAATCTTCAAAACGGAGGATCAACCCTCGTCTGGTTCGGCATCACCTGGAGCTTGGAACTGTATCAGCAGACAGTAGCAAGGCTATGGCGACAGGGTCAGAAAAACACAGTTGTCATTCAGCACATAATTACGAAGAATACCATTGATGAAAACATCATGGCGGCTCTGGAGAAAAAGGAGCATACTCAGTCCGCACTAATTGATGCGGTGAAAGCGAATATATGAAAATGAGCGTAAAAAGAGTAAAGACAAGACAATCATAGTCAATCCGAGTGGAATCTTACTTTTTCGGAGGTTTTAGCTATGACATCGAAAGAATACTTACAGCAGGGTTACAGAATCGACCAGAGAATCAACAGCAAGATAGCACAGGTGACAAACCTTCGTGAGCTTGCCACAAAAGCGACTGCTACCCTCAGTGATATGCCCGGAAATGCTTCACCGAATACTCATCGTATGGAGGATATCATTGTCAAAATGGTTGATCTGGAAAATGAGATCAATGCAGACATAGACAGCCTTGTAGATTTGAAAGCGGAAATGGTATCGGTGATAAAGAATGTCAGAAACCCTGAACTTCAGACGCTGCTTGAACTGCGTTATCTGTGTTTCAGGACATGGGAGCAGATTGCTGTTGAACTGGGTTACAGCATAGAAAGCGTTTACAGGCTTCATCGTGAAGCATTGAAAAATATTAAAATGCCACGAAAACTTAACAGTAAATAACATTGTTTAACAGTGTGTAATGTGGTAGAATAGTAGTGTAAAAGAATAAATAAAACCCGAGCCGTGGATCAGTAATAAAAACTGGTCCGCGGCTTTTTCTATGCCCGAAAAGGAAGTGAAGCCTATGCCAAGAAAACCAAAGAAGCCCTGTGCCTATCCCGGCTGTCCGAAGCTGACTGACGGTCTGTACTGCGAGGAGCATAAAACAAAAGCCAATCAGCAGTACGAGCGTTACGGCAGGAAGTACAAAAAGAATGAACGCTACGGCTCTGCTTGGCAGAAGGTTCGTGCCCGTTATGTAAAGCTGCACCCGTTCTGTGAGGAGTGCTTTGCGCAGGGTATCCTGACGAGAGTAGAACACGTGCATCACATCAAGCCTCTTGATGAAGGCGGCACGAATGACTTTGACAATCTCAAGAGCTTATGTCAGTCATGTCATTCACGAATTCACGCTTTGAGAGGTGACTACTGGCATAAGTGACAAATAATATTCCCTGTTTTGTCACTATCCCACAACCCCAGGGGCGGTCAAAATCTTTAAAAAGTGAATTACACAGGAACGGGCGCCCCTCTCGTGTGTAAAAAAGGCGATTTCAAAAGGGTAATAAAGGGAGCGTGATTTTTGCTCTGATTTTTAACAGAAGGAAGGTGAAGAAAATGCCTACGAAATCAAATAACACAGGCGGTCAGGGCGGCAAGCGTTCGGGAGCCGGAAGAAAAAAATCTCCCGTAAAGGAAAAAGCCGAAAACGGTAATCCGGGCGGCAGAAAATTAGAGGTACTGGACATTCCCGAAATGGAGGGTGTGGAGATGCCGAAGCCGCACGATTT